AGTCGCCCTCTATCTGCTTTAAAATCTCTTTTTTTACATTCTTTGAAGCGTAGACGGTTGAGTTTTTTACGCCGTGTTTCCAATTCTCCTCAAATTCTTCATATAGTTTTTCAAAAGTTATATTAGAAACAGAATGTTGTTTTTCTCCTAACTTTTGTTTTATCTTTTCCTGAAGTAAAATCGCAGCTTGATTTCTTGCTTGGGGAGTTTTTTTCTCCATCGTTACTGAGACTTTTTTTAATTTCTCAGTATATGGATCTTTGTATCTCTCAAAAAATTTATATTTGCCGTTTGGCAATTCTTCCATCCACATTGATTTTACCTCACTTTTTTGATAAAATGGGTATAGTAAAGAGGACTTTTTTTATTATGAGAATTTCTTGATTACTTCTAAAATTTCATTGGCATAATTTGCGACTTCGAGAGGGGTAGACACCGGGAAGATGCCTTTATCACGGATTTCGATAGTGCTTTTTTTTGAATTTGAACGATAACGTAATACCCATTTTTTGATGTTATCGTCAACCAAAACATTGAAATAGCTACGGTTATCTCTGTAAAATACACGTTCTGGAGAAACTACATCCCTAGCAAGCATTTTAACAACAGTATAAACTTCTAATTCAGCAGGAGTTGTGATAATTTCGTCAGTTACTTCGACAATCTCTTCAGCTTCAGCTTCAACTTTTGGAATATCGGTTGTTACTTTGGTTTCAACGCTTGTATTAAGTGCAGCACTTAATTTTTCATTAACTCGCTCTGTGATGAATTGATTAAACCCTTTCACAATAATGGGAGAAAATGTCGTTAAGATATTTTGAGTAACACGCCCTTCATAGATTTCAGAAGTTAGATATCTGAGGAAGCTATCTGACGGTGTAGTGATATTTTCAGTAAGGAACGCTTTAAGATTGTTGAGGTATTTCAATTCAGAAGCTGATGAAACAATATTATCAATATCAAAATTCTCTTTGTGGAATTTGATGATTTCAGTAAATTGATTTTCTTTGATATCAGTCACATCGATTGTTAAGAATGGAGTTGTGTCCATTTTATTTGGCTCATCTAAATCAGTAAAGAATTTATATTCTCTACCATTTGTCAAGATACCGAATTTTGATTTAGTAGTTACGAAATATCTGAATAGTTGAGAGTCGTGCTTAGTAAGGTTTTCTGTAATTGATTTACATTCAATTAGGATTTGAGGCTCGCCATCCAAAATGATCGCATAGTCGACTTTTTCGCCTTTTTTAATGCCCACGTCGGCAGTAAATTCCGGGACAAATTCAAGTGGATTGAAGATATCATATCCAAGCGCTTGGAAGAACGGCATAATGAAGGCATTCTTTGTTTGTTCTTCATTCGTAATGCTTTGGCTGAGGTCTGCTACACGTTTGCCGACTTGTTTTAAATCGGCTTTTACTTTATCAATTTCCATATTGATACTCCTTTTTTTAATTTACTAATGCTAAATACTCTTCTTTAACCATGATTTCATTTGTCATGGTTTTTAGATTGTAGTAAGACATGAATTTGAGGTAATCAAACTCTGTGGGGTCGTCTAAGCTTTCTATCGCGTCTTTTACGAGATGATGGATCATATTCCTATCAGCTTCGTTTTCACAGCGTAGACGGGCGTTCTGGTGCTCTGAGCGTGTGTGGTCTTTGTGTCCAAGTTCGTGTAGGGCGACTTGGATTTGTTGTTCAGGAGTCAAGTTGTGGTCAATAGCGAGCACGTTTGTGTCTGGATTGTAGAAACCGCTATTGTGCCAGTTTGAACCGTCGAAGAGACAAAGTTCTACTTGATATTCTTCGCAGAGTTTAGCGAGTGTCATAGTTCTCCTTCGTTATTTATAGACATCTCTGCGGTGGGCGATTTCCACGGCTAGGACGACTAGTTTATCGTCTTGGATATCACAGATGATGCGGTAATTCTCTACTCTGTATCGCCAGTAACCTGCAAGGTTGGCTTTTAGTGCTTTTCCGTGTTGTCGTGGATTGGTCGTGTTTTCAATGTTTTTAGCAAGCCAGGATAGGATTTGTTTTCTGGTTGGGGTATCTAGTTTTTTAAGTTGCTTGAGAGCTTTTTTATCAATATCTAGCCGATACATTAAGCAATATCCTCTCGAGTTAGTCCTAGTTCATCCAAGACCTCATCCATGGTATAAGTAGCTGGGTCGGCTAAATACTCCATATAGGCTTGGTCGGCTGCTCGTGCGTCTTCGATATCTTCCATGAGTGCCATGAAGTCGTCAAAATCCATGGTCGTTGTGTCGATACCGTGTTTGTTTAGGTAGTCCGTAATGTAGGAATTTTTTTCTGTGAAGTTGATAGTGATAGTCATTAGCGTTCTCCTTTGCTTTTGAAGTGGGCGGATAGGACGGATGTAATGAAGTCGATATCATCTTCATTTAGTGGTTTCCCGTCAAATAACATGGTGTTGGCTGCTGCTTTGCGTAAGTCTATGATTTGTCCGTTTACTTGGGCAAATTCATCACTCCCAGCGATAGCAGGGTTATCTGTTCGTCCGAGCAGGTAGTCGGTGGATACGTTGAAATAATTAGCAATTTCTGCGATACGTTCAGCGTTTGGCGTAGAATTTTTTATCTTATAGAGTGTATTTCTACCATAACCTAAGTCTTCTTCTACTTGTCCAAGAGCTTTTCCACGCTTTTTTGCCAATTCTTTTATTTTTTCAAATGTCTCAAACATTGTTAAATCAACCTTTCTAAGACATCACAAAAAAATTTAACAAATTTGGTGTAAAAAGGTTGACTAATTATCCCAAAAGGTGTAAAATGTTTTTTGTAAGTGATAAACAACTAAAAAAACAACTAAGAAATAAATTATAAAAATGTTTTGGCGAACGGTATTTATAGATTTATTGGTGTTTTTATTATGCTTTAATTTTAGCCGATTTGGTGTAAGTTGTCAAGTATAATGCAGAAAAATAGTTACATTTTTAGTTATTTCTTATTTACAAATAAGTAAAGAGGAGGAACGTGCTGATGGTAAGTATTCTTAAAAATTTAGAACAAGAAAAAGACCACCTTGAAAAAGTCATTAAGGTAGTCAGCGCTGGTGGTAAATTTCTGAGATTGCCATATCAAAAAAGTCACGCTCGATTAGTGAGAATCTGAAATTGATTTCTCAAAATCTTGATAAATTGAGCGAGCAAGTTCAACAAACCACGAATCAGCATTCATGATTTCAAGATGACGAAAGAAACCTGTTTTGGTTTCCAGTTCAGAATCGTGTGCATAACGTAATATTTCTCTAGCAAAGATGGTTTCAAAATCAAAATCTTTACCATCATCGTAGATGTCGCGTTTGCTTGCTTTGAGTAAATATTCTTTAAAAGTTATAAGGTTAACTCCTTTCTGCTTATATTATAGCAGAAAAAGAAGAAAGAAAAAGAAAGGAGAAAATATGCCAGATATCGCAAACGGTCGCGAAAGAGTTATTGCTTTCTTGAAAGAGAAAGGCATTAAAAAAGCAACTCTAGCGGTTGCTTACGGCTTTAAACGACAGGAAGTGACAAACATTCTAAGTGGAACGACTAAAGGTCCACGAGCGAACAGTTTCATTCTTCAGGTTATTGAAGATTATGGAATTGAGTAGGAAAGATTTGAGGAGTAGGAAAATGAGACCAAAACGATATCCGTATAGTGGACAAAAAGAGTCCACCTTTGTAAAGGCAGACCCTGAGTTAGTTGAAAAACTTTTAAGAAACACTAGTTTTCTTGAGCGTTTACAAAAAAAGCCTATCAATTTTCAGATAGACTCAGAAGAATTTAAGCGTCTTAGCTATGAAGCCATTCATGATACTTCTCAAGTAACTCAATAGGAGGAAGGAATAAAATGATTCACCATTATATAACTCACTATGCCAGCAATGGGAAAGATTACGCCGAAGCATGGATTCAAATTGATTTTTTGGGAATGTGCTTTTGTGTATGGAAAAAGCGTACAACCATTGAACGATTGTACGCAAACGAAGATTAGACTTTTTTCCAACCGTTGCCTTTAGCAGATGTCGGAGGGAGCCGATCACCTTTTCCGATAGTTGCGGTATGACCATTAGTAACTTTTCCGCCACGAGGTCCTACCTCTACATAGCGACCAGGTTTCTGATTATCTGTTCCAGGTTTTATTGGAGTATTTGCCATACTATCTCCTCCTTTCTATAAGTTTGAGAAAATCAACGGTACCTGGTATTATTTCGATGGCTCAGGCTATATGCTT